GAAACTGGAAACGTTAGATACAAATCTAGAGAAAGATACTCATTCGGGTTCTCTGACTTTAGAGGTATCTTTGGTTCACCGGGAGCATAATTACTCTTAACTTGTGGGGGATTCATACCCCCACAAGACAACTAGGATAAATGGTTATACCGACTGCCCTAGCAGACGCTCGTAGAGATGGTATAACTTTACTTACGAGGTAAAAATGGGTACAACAACTTTTTCTGGTCCAATACTAGAAGGAAAAGACGGCGTAAATATTGAAACTAAATCTTCAAATTACACTGTAACAACAGCAGATTCTGGAAAAACTCTTTTAAGTGGAACTGATGGAGTAGTATTTACACTACCAGCTATTGCTATAGGATATTCTTTTAAATTTGTAAATACAGCACCAGATGGTCAAAACACTTTAACAATTAGTCCAAACGCTTCAGACGGAATCACTTATGCGGGTTCTTCTACTGATGATAAAGACTTAATCAACACAAAAGCAACTTCTAAACAAGGGGACTATGTTGTTATTTCATCGCTTGATGGAGTAGTAGCATGGCAAGTTACTCAAGTTAGAGGTACATTTGCTAAAGAAGCATAATAAATTAAATGTGGAGCTAACGCTCCACATTATTAATTAGGAGATAATATGACTAATGTAAAAGCAAGTGTTGCACTAACATCAGATGGTAGACTGCAAGGCTTTGTGGGTGGAAGCGCTACAAATCTTGGTTCAATAAGAATAAAATCTATTCAATGTCAATCAAGTGCGGCAGACGGTGAAGTAAAAATTTATGATAATACTTCCGCGGCCGGTGATATTAAAATTCATTTAAAATGGGGTACTGCAGCGAATGAACCTTTAACTATGAATTTTGATGGAGATGGCGTAAGATTTGAAACGGCTGCTTTTGTCGACGTTACAAACTGTGATTTTGTAGTAGCATACTATAATTAAAAATGATATCGAGGTCTTCGATGCCACAACAAATATCAAAAGCTGGAAAGAAAGCTTTAAAAAAGCATTCTAAACACCATACAAAAAAACACATGTCTTCTATGAAGAAAGCCATGAAAAAAGGTAAAACTTTTAAGCAGGCTCATAACAAGGCAATGAGAAAAGTAGGTAAGTAATGGCAACGTCCGGAACTAACACTTTTAATTTAGATGTGGATCAAGTCATTGAAGAAGCATTTGAAAGATGTGGAATCAATTCTAGATCTGGTTATGATTTAAAAAGCGCAAGACGTTCACTTAATATTATGTTAGCTGAATGGGCTAACAGAGGTATTAATCTTTGGACTGTTGAGCTTAGAACATTAACACTAACGGGTAGCACAACAAGTTACACACTTGATAGTGATTTAGTTGATATACTTGAAGCAGTTTTATTTAAAACATCAGATACTACAACAGACATTGAAGTTGATAGAATAAGCCGTGCTGAATATTTAAATATTTCTACTAAATCTAGTGAAGGTACACCGGTACAATACTTTTTGGAAAGAGGAGCATCTACTCCTACATTGTATCTATATCCAACACCAGATGGTGCACACACTTTTAAGTATTACGGTTTAACTAAAATACAGGACGCGGGTGATTACAATGATCAACTAGAAGTTCCAACTAGATTTTTACCATGCTTAACTTCTGGTTTAGCTTATTACACTTCTGTAAAAAAAGCACCAGAGAGAACACCTTTACTAAAACAATTGTATGAAGAAGAATGGCAACGTGCTTCTGAAGAAGATAGACCACGTTCCAGTTTCTTTGCTACACCAGAGAGAGGATATATCTAATGGATGCATTAAAAGAACTTGGTTCTATGATGGAACCAGAATATTTATCTATGAAAGTATTTGAAAAACCTTTAGATAATTTGGATCTTTCAGAAAGAAAAGTTTTATTAAGTTTAATGGAAAAGATAAATGTACGTATACAAGAAATTGACTTAATTCCTTCAAAAAGAAATGGTGGCATTGTATCTCTTGATCAATTAATGAGACCATTAGGAGTTATGTAATGGCACACGCATCTGGTAAATACTCAAATGCAATATCCGATCGTAGTGGTATGGAGTTTCCTTACAAAGAAATGGTTAAAGAATGGAATGGATCTTTAGTTCATAAATCTGAGTTTGAGGCTAAACACCCACAGCTTGAAAGACAAAAACATGCAGCTGATGCACAAAGTGTAAAAGATGCTAGACCAGATAGACTAGAACCAATGACTGTATTTGTAGGTGGGGCTGGTTTTTTTGAGTACAATAATTCAATGCAAAAGAGCACAAAAGATTCACCTGTTGTTGGACTAACAGTAGGTAATGTAACAGTGAGTATATCATAATGGCAACAACTTATTCAGAACTAGTTACACAAATAAGAAACTATACAGAGGTAGATAGCAACGTTTTATCTGACACAATAATTAACGATTTTATAGAGCATGCAGAAAATAGAATATTTAGAGACGTAGATTTAGACGTTTTTAAATCACATCAATCTGCTAATTTAACAGCTAGTAATGCTTTCTTATCTTTACCGGGCGGCGCGTCTCCAGATCCAACATCTCTTGGGACAGTAAGACATATGCAGATTTTTGCACCCTCTGGAACATCAAGATCATATTTAGAACAACGCGATATAAGCTACATGAATGAATACTGGCCAGATAGAACATCTACTGGCACTCCTAGATACTGGGCATGGTGGGATCATAATACAATTTATGTTGCACCAACGCCAGATGTAGCGTATAACGTAGAATTATCAATTACTAGATTACCAACAAGACTGTCTAGTACTAATACAACCTCTTGGTTGGGTAATAATTCTCCGGCATTATTACTTTATGGATGTCTTGCAGAAGCCTTCAAATTCTTGAAGGGACCAGCGGAAATGCTGCAACTATATGAACAATCATATCAACGTGCTCTTCAAGAGCTTGTTATAGAACAGCAAGGAAGACACCGAAGAGATGAATACATGCACGGGGCGTTACGTACTCCTCTGCAATCACAGAACCCATAGGAGGATAAAACATGGCTATAACTCAAGCTGTATGTACAAGCTTTAAACAAGAGTTGCTAGTTGGCACTCACGATTTTACAGCAACAACTGGTGATACTTTTAAAATTGCATTGTACACAAGTTCTGCTTCTTTGGATGCAACCACAACTGCTTACTCAAGTTCTAACGAGGTATCAAACTCTGGAACGTATACTGCTACAGGTGGAACGCTAACAAGCGTAACTCCAACGACTAGTG